CAGTCCTACAGCATCGGCAGCCGAAGCCTTACTCGTGCCGACCTCTCGCTTCTGAAATCGATGCGAGAAGAGTTGGAGGCTGAAATCACGAGAGACGATTCCTCTCATCTCCTCGATAACACCTTCGTGGCTATGTTCACAGGAAGATAAGGAGGTATCGAGATGAACTTCATTGACAGGCTCATCCTTCTGTTTTCTCCGCAGAGAGCGTATGAGCGAGAAGCGTGGCGGCAGAGTTATGAAGAACTCCGCTACTACGATGCCGGCCCCGGTGGTCGGCTGAATGCACAGTGGCGAACGAACAACGCAGCGGCCGAGGTCACCGACCGATTCAGCCGTGATACCGTTCGAGCGAGAGCCAGAGACCTTGAGAGGAACTCCGACATCGCCCAGTCCGTCATCCGTGCTTATCGGAGAAATGTGGTCGGCAAAGGGTACACCCTGCAGGCTATGTCCCCAGACGAGAAGCTGAACGACAGGATTGAGAAGTACTGGAAACTCTGGTGCAAAGCGGAACACTGCGATGTTACTGGAACGCAGTCCTTCAACCAGATTCTGCGTATGGCGGTCACTCGCAAGCGTGTGGACGGCGGCATGATTATCCTCAAGAGGTATGTTCGCAACGGCGAAATCGTCCCCTTCAAACTTCAGTGCTTGGATGTGGACGAACTCGATGGGACTATCGCCGCGCCGAAGTATAAGGGCGATACCGTTGTCAGCGGTATCGAGTATGACCAGTTCCATAAGCCGGTCGGATACTACTTCCGACAGTACGATGTAGAAGGAAACCAGACAACGGATTCCATCTTCGTCCCAGCGAAGGATGTCATCTTCTACTTCACCAAGTCTCGCCCCTCTCAAATCCGAGAGATAAGCGATATGAGTGCGACCATCACTCGCATTCGAGATGTAAACGAGTTCGTGACGGCTGTCTCCGTGAAGGAACGCATCGCCGCCTGCCTGTCCGTGTTCATTAAGAAGAGCGTCCCGACAGGCGGTCTTGGCAGAAGCGGCTCCGCATCCTCGGACGGTCGTGTGGACTACGCAGGCAAGACGCTCACCCCCGGCATGATTAAGGAAATGAATGCAGGCGATGAAATACAGGTGGTCAACCCTTCGGGCAACAGTGCCGAAGCGACCTCCTTCCTCAAACTGCAGTACGGCCTTATCGGTGCAGGTCAAGGCTTGTCCTATGAGACGGCAAGCCGAGACATGAGCCAGACCAACTATTCCTCGGCTCGTCAGAGCGCCATCGAGGACGAGGTCACCTTCGCAGAAGAGGTCGAACTCCTGCGTGAGCGCGTGATGACGGAGGTCTACGAGACCTTCATTATTTCTGGTTACCTGTCCGGGTTATTCAATATGCCCGGATTTTGGGATAACAAATATGACTACCTTCAGCACGAATGGGTCGCTTCTCCGAAAAAGTGGATTGACCCCCAGAAGGAAAGCAGTGCCAACCAACTCGCACTGAAGAGTGGTCAAAAGACCTTTAAGCAGATAGCAGCCGAGAACGGTCGAGACTGGCGCGACCAGTTGGATGATATTGCCGAGGTCATCGAATACGCCCACACCTTGGGCATTGAGATTGGAGGTGGAGAAATTGGAGAGTACAAGCAGAAAGAAAACCCAGAACCCACAGACCCCATCGCTGATGAAGGAGATGGCACAGAGCCTTCAGAGGGCGGCGAAGGGGACGAGTCCGAAGAAAGCGGAGGCGGAGGAGATGAATAAGAACCTCGGTGAACGCTCCTTCGGGAAAGCATCCATCCGAGCCTTGGAGGGCGAGGGCAACGAGCGAAAGTTCGAACTCTCGTTCAGTTCTGAAGAGCCGTATGTCAGATGGTTTGGCCCAGAGATTTTGAGCCACGCCGATGACGCAGTCGACCTCACCAGACTGAACGAAATCGGAGTGTTGCTGTTTAACCACGACACCGACTATGTTCTCGGTCGCATTGACCGTGCTTGGATTGAAAACAAGCGTGGCAAGGCGGAGGTAACATTTGACGATGACGAGGCAGCAGACCTCATCTATCAGAAGGTGAAGTCCGGCACTCTGAAGGGCGTGTCCGTTCGCTATTCCGTGGACGCTTGGGAAGAGGTCGCCCCCGGAAAGACCTCGACCGATGGGTTGTTCACTGGCCCCTGCGACATCGCTCGTAAATGGACTCCGCTTGAAATCTCTGTCGTGTCAGTTCCTGCAGACGCCACGGTCGGTGTCGGTCGGAGCCGCAGTGACAAAGGCAAGCCGAAACCGCAGAGCCTCGGCGCATTTGAGGCACAAATCAAAGCAAACAAAAATTATCTTTAAGGAGGATAACACTATATGAACATTGAGCAGATGATTGCTCGTCAGAGCGAAATCACTTCTCTGGCTCGTTCCGAGAACCGTGATTTGACCCCCGATGAGACCCGTGAGTTCAACGAACTCCAGACCAAAATCGATGCCGCCAAGAAGGACGGCGAGAAGAGCAAGGAAGGCAATGACGAGGCCGTTCGCACTGCCGTAACCAACGAGAGACAGCGCCAGTCTGAAATCTCCGCACTGTGCCGCAACTTTGGGATTGACCCTCAGTCCTACCTCGACAGCGACACTTCCGTGGATGACTGCCGCAAGGCTGTTCTGGAGGAACTCCAGAAGAGAAACGCTCCCATCAACGCAGGCGGTGTCCGTGTAATGGAATCCGGCGAGGACAAGTTCCGTGCCGCTGCCGTTGACGGCATCCGTATGCGTATGGGTTATGAACCCGAAAAGCCTGCTGAAGGTGCTGAAGAGTTCCGCAGCATGAGCCTCCGTGACATCGCCATCGAGTGCCTGTCCCGTGACGGCGAGAAGACTTCCTCTCTGCTCCGCATGAGCAAGGACGACCTCTACGCCAGACTCTGCCGTGACTTCTTCAACCCCACTGCAGCGTTCCCTGCCATCCTTGATGCCACCATCAAGAAGACCATCGTGGAGGAATACCAGAAAGTTCCCACCACATTCCAGGCCTGGACTCGCAAGGGCAGCGTGACCGACTTCAAGGCCACTCCCGACCACTCCTATGTCCTCGGCGGTGTTGGCGACTTCGAACTCGTGCCGGAGAACGGCGAGTTGAAGAACAGCACTCCTTCTACTCATCTCCTGCCCCAGCGTAAGATTGACACTTACGGCAAGCAGTTCAGCATGAGCAGACAGGCGTTCATCAACGATGACATCGGATTCCTCGCCGAAGTGCCTGCCGCCTACACTCGTGCGGCCAAGCGCACCATCGACAAGGCTGTCTACAAAATCCTGTGCAGCAACCCTGCCATCTATGACGGCACTACGCTGTTTAACGAAGGTCACAAGAACCTCATCGCCACTGGTGCGGCTCCTTCCCAGACCTCTATCCAGGACATCATCCTCTTGGCACAGGGCCAGACCGACCCCTTCGGTGACCCCATCTACGAAGTGCCCAAGTACCTCATCGTGCCTATGGGTTACGAGTTCGTGCTTGCCACCATCTTCAAGAGCGCACAGGTTGTCGGTTCTTCCAACAACGACATCAACCCCCTGTACAACTATCCTCTGCAGGTTATCCAGTCTCCTTGGATTAACACCCTCTCCGGCGAGAATGCGAAGCCTTGGTTTATGGTCGCAGACCCTGCTACCTCCAAGAGCATTCAGGTCGACTACCTCAACGGACAGGAGACTCCTACCTTCCGCAGAAGCGAGGTCGCAGGTCAGCTTGGCTTCGTCTGGGATATCTGGCTCGACTGGGGTATCACCGCTGTCGACTACAGAGGCATCTACAAGAACCCCGGCGTGGTTTAATCACCGCGCCGCATAAAACATAAGGAGGTAAAACCTAATGGCTAATTACATTCAGAAGGGCAACACCATCGACTACATCAACACTGGAAATGCCAAAATCAACGCTGGCGATGTAGTTGTTATCGGCACCAGAATCGGTGTGGCCGGCTGTGACATCGCTGTCGGCGCTGTCGGCGCTGTTGCGCTCACTGGCGTGTTCGAGTTCGACAAGGCTTCCGGCGCTATCGCCGTAGGTCAGGGCGTGTACTGGGATGCCGAGAACAAGCAGATCACCACGACCGCATCCGGCAACGCACCTGCTGGCTTCTGCATCGCGGCTGTTCAGTCCGGCGATGCGACCGTCAGAGTGTGCCTCACCGAGGCTCGTCAGGCCGCAAACTGCGCAAAGGCGGCAGGCACTGCTCCCACCAAGGCAGAGTTCGATGCCGTCATCGATGCGCTCGTAGCGGCCGGTCTCATGGCGGCGGCAGAGTAACAGGAGGTATCGGACATGGCGAAGCTCAAAGCGGCTCGAAGCATCCTTTATCTGAACCGTGTTTACGAGGCAGGCGAGGAACTCCCCTATTATGACGCCGCCACGGTCAAGGCGTGGATTGAGTGCAAGTCTGCTTATTGGGAAGCAGAGGAATCCGACCGCGCCAAAGCCGCATCCGCTGACACCACACTCGGCGATGCGGCAGAAGCCAAGGTGAAGAAGGCTTCGCAGACCACCAAGACCACCAAGAAGAAGGCAAGCACGAAGTGAGTGCCTTCAAGAACCTCATAGCATCCGACCTCGGAACGGTGTGGTTCAGCGACCTCGAAGAGTTCTGGGAGACGCATACTATCAATGATGTTGAGATGCGGATGGTCGTTGATAATGACGAACTCATCCGCAGAACTGCGAAGCGTGTCTATACGGCAAGCGACAGCGGTTTGTATGCCGGACACAAACTCATCATGGTTCGAGCGTCCGAGTATGGTGCTAAACCCGCAGTCGGCAACCAGATTATTTTCGACAGTCGGAGGTATAAGGTTGTTGATGTTGATTCGCAGTCTGGCTTGTATGTGATAGAACTGGAGGCGTTTAGGTCATGATTGTATTCACCGTGGATGATAACGGCTTGGTGCAGACCATTGCTGACCAACTCGGAGAATACCGTGACAAAGCACCCACAGTTCTGAAACAGGCATTGAACGCAACCGCAAAGGATGCGAGAACAATGCTTGCCGACCAAGCGAAGGAAATCTATGTCATCAAAAAGAGCAAGTTCAACAAAGCAATGACAATCAAAAACGCCTCCGCTCGAAAGTTGGAGGCGTTGATTGTTACTGCAGGTGCGCCGCTTGAGTTGATAGACTTCAAATCAAACCCAAAAAGTCCGACCACAGGAGCCGCAAGACCAGATGTTGCGACAGGCAAAGTCCTCGTCAAAAGCAGTATGAAGCGTCTCGAAATGGGGAACTTGAAGGCGTTTGTCGCAAAATTCAAAAGCGGTCATGTATCCATCG